ACTTAAAACGCCGGGTCTTGCTGTCCACCAAACTTTTTCAACTACACCATTATAATCGTTTTTCTTTGACCAAGCAATAACTTCATCTGCCATTGCCTTTGCCTTTTCGTCTTGAGAGTCATACGCCTTTTGACCTATCTTCCCCCTTTTCAATTCTAATTGCTGTTGTGCTTTAGTAGAATCTACAAATTTACCCCAAGTACCCGCTACATAATATCCAAACATAATTTCGTTAACATCAGCAGCATCAGTATTTGACTCAGAGAGCAAATCTTGAATCTTATCGACATGGGGGGTATATGATTCTGTACGGGGGCGCAGTTGTCGAACATATTGTTGAAGCGGCATAATTCTCTCCATATCCATTAAACAAAAATAGGGGATGAAACCCAATCACCCCCTATTTATAATGTTGTATCTTTTAGGTTACTCAGGCATAGCTGACCTTGATGGTCAGCCGCTTACCTTCCTTCCCCTTCATGTTACCAACGTAGGTGGTCACCTTATCTTCGTTGAGGTAAAGTTCCTTCTTACCGTAAGAAGTTGCATAATAGTTCTTCGAAGAACTCACCTTCCAATCTTCTTCCTTGAGGTCAATACCAGCGATATAGAACGAGGGGTTGTTGTTTTCGTCAAGTTCATACGTCACAAAGATGTAATATCCAGGCCGCTTCGAAAAAGTACCACCACGCCAGTTAGTACCAGCAGAAGTCTTAATTTCAACTGCCGTGCCATTGTACCGAATGTCAGGTTCACTATCTACCTTGGGAGCGATTGCACCCTCAACATTCCGTTCGATCGCAGTCTCAAGAAGACCAGAGATATCCTCCGAAATGTTTTTCGGAGTCTTGTTCAGACCGAAATCTTCATAGACATCAAGAAGACGCTTGGTGTTCTCACGAAGATTTTCAATCACTGCTTCATTAACTAAATTCATAATCGTTTACCTTTCTGTATCAATGAATTATGTCTAATAGTAACATATAGAAAGAGGTTTGGCAATAGGCAATTATGCCGCAACCTCAAGTGCTTTGTCAATTTCCATGAAGTCAGTTACCTTAGTATTCTTCTTTTTCTTTGGAAGACTATCGACTAACTTTTCATATGGAATCAACTTACCACCATCTACGTCCTGTTCACCCACTAGCTGCGGAATACACCCTTCAATTGTCCAAGGACGATACTCTGGAATGTTACCTTCGATATACAGGTCAAGGACAGGCATCATGACTCTTACCAAATTAAAGCAGTTCTGATAAGCAGTCTCTATTGCATCAACAAAGGTTTTAGTGTTTTTCTTGATATCGGCAGGTTTGCGTTTCTTGCTATAGAAGATGATTCTCACTGGGTCAGTGCGTTGTGCCTTTAGACATGCAGGAACAATAGCGTCTGCCATAAGACGGTCTGCATATCGCACGTTATCTACACATACAACAAATAGATTTTTATCAAAGTTACCATTAGAATCTTTCACTTTGTACCCATTTTCCTGTACCCATGCATCTGCCTTGGGGGTATCCATGAATATAGATGGTTGCCACTTTGCATTTCCCATCTCAACAATCTTATTGAGAATTTCCTTTTGTGTGTTTGCTGCTAGAAACCGCTTCTTATAATTCATGCGGTCTTCCAACCAAGTGAGTACAGAGCCTCTGTCTCCATCAATGATCCCCTCTTTAATAAGGAATACACCTGTCTGGATGTAGTCATCTTTCTTATTAGCCCGCACACTACCAACAATATCATTTGCCTTCTGTGCTGCTTCTATAAGGTATTGGTACACTTCTTCATCAGTGAGTCCCTCGTCTGGCGTATACACTGCAATGGGAATAAATTTAGCACCACGTTCAATCGCACCACGAAGACGGCGGCGACCATTGATTATGTTATTTGCTTCAATATCTCCATCGTCAGTTTCCATAAACTGTGGTGGTGGACCCTGTTTAGTATCCCAATCAAGACGAGTATAGGAATCCTGCATCTCGTTACTCGCTTCTGCTTCGCCATCATCGAAACGAATATTGTACTGTTCTAGCTCTTTGTAAAAAGTGCTGGTGGTGTTGTATTGACTGATATCCAAAATATAGATATACTGGAACGCAAAGCCATCATATTTTGGCATTTCTATGTCTAGATAGTTTGTGAGGTCTATTGTCTGGAATGCATCATTGAATGATGGAATTCGGGTGTCTCCGATGAATCGGTTCTTCATTGTATTTCTCCGTTTTTGCACCGCCAAAATTAGCGTTGTGCTACACTCCCAATTGCAACTAGGCTAGGGAATGTAATGTATTATATAGGCGTTAAATAAACGCCTCTAGGCTTCCCTGCTTAACTTTATAGTTAAGCAGCAAAAGTTCTTTTCGGTCTTTCTGTTTCTCCATATATTCTCCTACAGAACGCATAGTATAAGTCCAATCAAGTTCTACCTGTTCCCAACCATCAAATCGGTCTTTCACAGATTGGTCTGCATTGTAACTAATCATACAGTCCATACCAGACTCGTTACAATGTTTTGCGAAAAGGTCATGGTCAAATCCCTCATGCATAGACCCACGCTTACCATACAAATTGTTTGAGTTTTGTTTTGTTAACTCGTAAGGTGGATCAAGATACACGAAAGTTTTAGGAGACTTCTCCAACAACACACTATAGTCTTCGTTTGTAATCTTCCAGTTGCGTATCAACTTTTGGAATGATGCGAGTTTCATTATGTTCTGTCTGGTAAAAGTCATTTCATGAGAAGACTCAGAAAATGTTCCTGTCTCTGTTAGACCACTGAAACTGTTTTTGTTTGCATAGTAGAATGCAACTGCCTTATCAAACTTACTACTTGTATCATCGTTGATGATTTCTTTCTGCTCACCAAGAATGGTTTTGGCTACTTCACTACTCACACAATTGTCTTTGATTTCTAGAAGACGTTCAGACATCTCTGCGCCGCAGCTTTGTAGTTGAGTCCAGAAGTTGAAGAGGGCAGGATACAAGTCGTTTACCCAGATACGCATATCTGGATATCGCTTCGTAATCTCAATAGGAAATGAACCACCGCCTAAGAATGGTTCACGCCACTCTTCGTAGTTCCTCATGTCTGGAAGATATTCATAGAGAAGGTCTGTCCATTTGGACTTACCGCCGGGATATCTTAGAGGTGTGGTTAGTTTTGATTTCATAATAAAGAGTATATCATGTAGTAATTATAATGTCAAGTATCCTTTTTCTTACCAATCGAATACTTAGTCTCTAAAGTCCACTCGTTCTTTTCTTTATAGGACAATACTTTAATTTGACTTAGGGGTGCAGTCTCACCAAGTTCACCGACAATATTCACAAGACCCCAATCCTTGAGTAGATTAGCAATTGTATTACGTCTTGCAATATCATTACTTGCAATACTTGACTTTTTTCCATCCAGAGCAAAAAGTTCAAGAAAATGCACAATATAGTATTTGCCTTGTTTATGGAGTATATGACAGCTTTGGTATAGTGTTTTATCCTTGCGAGAAGCGACACCAATACGGGAAAGTGTCTCACGAACCTTTAGAAAATCATCTGGTTCGTTGAGAGTAACCTCAAGCATATTCTCCTGTGTCCAATTAATTTCATCACTCATTTTTCATTCCACCTTTTCTTAACTTTTGTTTTATGGTGGCGATTTGTTCATCCGTTAGAATATCAAGAGCTTGTTTTGCTTTCTCGTTACTATAACCGTAATACTCTTTTACATCCTCTAGATTATCTAGTTTATTCGCCTTCAACCAAGGAGTATAACGTCGCCTTGACCTTACACTATTTAGTAGAAAGTCGAATTGCAGTTTCTTGTCTAGATGTGGTAGTTGGTTAATCTCATTCACCAACATGATGGTATCTTGAAACGGATAGACACATTTATTTACAACAAAGGGTGGGTATTTCTTCTCCCATTCCTCATCCTCTGTATCTAAAAGGGTTTCCTTAGTATGATTGATTGCGTTGAGATAATCCTTTAACTCATACATTAATCCCTAAACCCCTCACCTTTACAGAAGTGATTTAGTCGGTGACGAAACACCACCCAACACAATTCAAAAAAACTATCTGCTGTATACGTTCCACTCTTTACTTTTAATTCATACAACTCTGGCATAAAATTGTTCTTCCCTATTCGCATCCTCAATCATGAGAAGTTCATCTCGTATCTTCTCATCTGTGAGGCTCATAATATTATCAAATCTTGGAGATGGAATAACACAGAACATGAATGCCAAGTTCTCTGCTTCCTCACCAATAACGTCTTTCACAATATCTCTATTATCTAGGGATATTGTTTTGGGTTTGAAATATGCAGTTCCATAGACTGAATGAAACAAACCAGCATCACAAACATAAAGTGGAGCGAACCCCTCATCTAGAATTTTGTATGTCCCAATCAAATGTTCTAGAAGGGTTCGCCCGCTGTGCATTACTTCACCGCACCCAATTGATTCTAGGAAATCAATCTTTGTAGAAATCAAGTCTATCGACATTTGCAGACTCCACATAAAGTTTAAACACTACAACGTTGCGTAACTCATAACAATACTTAGACACAGGCATCGCTTGATGATTGTTACTTGCAGGGAAAATTAAAAGACGATTACCAACGTAGTTAGAGTATTCGGCAATGTTCTTCCCCTCGTTATCCCAAATTGCAGTACCACCAAGCCACTCTGGTTGCCAGTCCATGCGAGGATAATACATCATAGTAAAGTCGCCGTCATCAGTATGCATGTGCGGTTCTACACCAAACGTATGTGCGTTCATGTATAGACGTTTCCACCCAACAATATCAAACCGCTCTTTCAGTTTGAGTTTGTATGCAGCAGCGTCCCAGATAGGAAGAAGAAAGTCATATTGATTATTGCGAACCTCTTCTTCATTATCACCACAGAATACATGCCAGTGTGGTTGAATACCAATTCGTTTGTTAGAGTGGTAGTCATACTGCCAGTGTGTTTTTCTAATCTCAATATCAATCAGTTCTGCAACATGCGGTTCTAGTAGATTGTCAAAGATTTCACAAATCATTTAAACTTTCCCCTTGCCATAATCTCAGTCAGACACGCCACCATATTAATTTCTGGGTCTGCGACGAAAGCATTCTTATACTGGTATTCACCAAGGATGATAACCACATGAGGAATAGTAGAAGGTTCCAGATAATCATACATGTTATCATAAACAGCACGAAACAGAGTGTCAGGATCATTATCAATATTA